TCGATACCCTTACTTATTTTTATGAGATGAGCCGTGGCAGCCCAGCATTCATTCTCGTATTGAGTTCTTCTCATTTATTCCTCCCGATAACTCACGCTCCACGAGGTCGTGGGAGCTATAAGTTATACACAATCACACATATATAATCTTTTTTCTGTCCCATCAGATCCAGTTACCGGATCACCGATTAAAACTTTAGTCCCACAATTGTCATCATCTAAAATTAAACTATCCTTATCATACCCGATACTTACTGAATATTTATTTAAAAGTTCTGATAATTCTTTTGAAAATTCTGTTTCTATTAAATTCATTTCAACTCCTTTTAATTAATGCGTATCATAATTTTGCACTCTCTTCAAGTTTTTTATTTATGTCGCACTTTGGTTCATATTTTGGGGTTAGTCTGGCTAAATGCTTATTAGCTTCTATTAGCATTTCTATTATCTTCTTCTTTGATAATTTTTTATACATCTTGTACTTTTCTTCATCCGTTAAATCTAATAATGCTACATAAAATTTAGTTACTGCACATTTATCCTTAATTTCTATCTTCCTGTAAAATGAACTCGTTGGCATATTTCCTCCTTAGTTTGAACAACATATAACAAGGCAATCTGCGAAACAGATCGTAGTATTACCCGACCATTATTATTAGCTCTCATCTTTTACGATGTCAGACTTCTGCCTGGAATTATATGAATTTGGTCATCAAAATTCAAAGATGCCATTAATCCAGATAATATTATGGCTTGATACCAAAATGGAGGATAACCATCGCAAGCTTTTTTCACTTTATCGCAGTTATTATTCCATTCTTCTTCTGTTTTGCTTGTTTTCATTAATTTTACTACTTCTTGTTCATTCATCTTCTTTCTCCCTTTATTTGTATTGTCAGCCTGCCATCACAAAAGACAAAAGCTAACAAGCGGTTCTACGAGTGCCCGTCGCACCCGCCCACATTATCCTAATTCAAATTCATCTTGGGTTGTTGTTGCTTTTTCTTTCTTTTCTTCTTCAGGTTTTTCGTCATCAGTGAAGACAACTCCGTCTTCTTTCTCAAGGTCTTTGCCAGATACCTGTCCCTTCATCACTGTTGGCTTAGGTTTTTCTGTTGGTGCTGGTTTGTTGGAAAGATATGCGTAGTATTCATCCAGTTTATTTATATCATTGCAAGCATACTGGTCATCTCCTCCAAGATGTTTTGTCATTGAGTTCATAGCTTCGCTTGGTGAGATATTATTTTCCTCGAAGTATTTCTGTATTGAATGACGGACTGCATCAAGCACCTTAGTTTGAGTTTTACCATTGCCTTTAGTAGCTAAAAGTTCTTTAGTAATTTGATTAATTTCTTTGGATGTTTCTGCAACTACAATCCTACCAAAGAATGTAGAATATTCTTTTCCAGTAATACTTTTTTCTTTAAGAGAATCAAAGTCTATTTCAATAGCTTTAAGTTGCATTACTAAAATTCCAAGTCGTGCTTTAGATTTAGCTTTAGAAATTTCAGATTCAAAGTGTTTCTGATTCATATCACTTTGAAGCAATGTAACAATAACTTCTTGCACTACTTCGTTTGCATTGGCTCGCAATTCAGCTAAGTCATCTGACTTTTCTTCTGGTTTTTTCCCGGCAGCTAAATCAGTAAAGGTATCCCTACGATATTCAAGTTCTTTTTCAGCAAGTGGCTTCAGTCTTTTTGTGAATTTCACCTTGTCTGCTGGCGGATTGACACACCAAGTTAGATAACCAATATCAGTATCAGCCCATAGTTCATCTTTATGCTGTCCATTACCACCAATCTTTAGCGTCTTCCTGAGCTCATCCCAAGCAACATCTTCACCTTCTTCGCTCGGTAAATCTTCACCTTGCCATAATGATATTCCTAATCCGAACATAGCAATATTTTTAGCAAGACATCGCATAATACTTTTGTTTATTTTAGAGGAGTCAATTGCATTCACGAATTTTTCGTAAGTGCCACCTTCTTTTTTCTTTACTTTGTAACTATAAGTATCTGGCTTCATTGGTTTCATTTTATCATCCATTACAAATAGCTGCATTGGAATAGAATAACCACAGATAGTTACAGATGTTTCAACAAAAGCACCGTGCTCATCAATAAAATATGGTCTGCCTTCCGAGTTTTTTATTATCTTAAACGTAGAATCAGGATAGTTTTGCATAAGAATAACCCAAGCATTTGCCCACGATAGATAACTAAAGCCTACTTTCTTTTCAATCTTAGAACTTATATCAATCTTAGATAAAGTTTCCCATATTTGTTTCATTGTTACTTCTGGCATATTGTCTCCTTATTCATATACTTTTAATATTTTGCGAGCAAGTTTTAATAAATTATTTATTGATATATGATGTAACATGTTATATTCACCAAAGAGAAAAGAGGTATTATTAGAATTAAAAGCAATATCTATTCTGTCATTATCATCCTCAAGAGTTAAATGTGGTGAATCGGGCATACTGTTTTGTAATCTTTCAATTTGTTTTTGTAATCTTTCAATTTGTTTTTGAATTATAAATTCTTTTTCAAAATCAAATGGCATTTTACCTCCTATATTTAAAAGGGACAGGCGGGATTCGAACCCGCACGGTCTTGAGTATCACCATTTATGACAATCAGGTGAAGGATTCATACCCGATAACACTTGTGTATCCGAATATTATCCAATCTTATTATCTTCGATTGGTATTCTGCGTCTGCCAGTTTCGCCACTGTCCCTTTCACTTCTATTTTTGCTGGCTTCTCACCAGCTCGGATGTTTACAGTTTTGAAGAGTCGTAGAACATCTAAGGTGACTCATAATTTATTTCAGCATTCTATGTTGCCAAAGTTATTATTAGTTACAAACTTGTCAAACAAAATCTTTAAAATGGCTTGTTGTTCATGCGAATGTAGAACACATTGTTTCTAGCTATCCTTGATGTAACCCTTCTCATTGTGTTTTCTTCTGGGTTCATTTTAGATTCTTTAAGTTTTCTTTCCAAATCTATATTAGAAATTAATACTAATATCTTACCAAAGGTTTCACAAAGTTCCATGATATCATAGGCAATTCCGTACTCCCATCTTGAGTAGGGAAGTATAGTAGCGAAGTCATCCCATATTATTATATCCGCCACGTGGAAGTTTTGGAATATTGCGAAGTTAGTTTCCTTACTATCTTTCCGGATTGTATCTTTTAGTCTTCGGAATAAAGCTCTCTCATTAAAATAATAACCAGGAATAAATAATTCAGCAAGCATATTAATCGTTGCTCCTGCTAATAATGTTTTGCCAGTGGAATTATCTCCGTAAATATAAACCCACCGGTCAGCTCGAGCTATTTTTTTCATCGTCTTAAATGCTATCTCTGCACCTTTTGGTATCTCTAAATTTTTAAAGTTGGCATTAATTATCTTAGGTGGAAGCTGTGATCTATGAAGAAGAGATTTAATATTCTTTCTTTGTTCTTCTTTTTTAATATTATCCTGGTATTTCTTTTCATTTTCGTTTGCAATCTTCTCACAATTAGAACATATTCCTTTAGCATATCTATCCTCCTGCGTTTTAATTTTGTGAATAGTATCAAAACGCCAGTTAGTATTAATCGCTCCGCAGACAGGACATTTCCACTCTTCATTCATTACGGAACCTTATTTTTTTTCATTAAGTCCAACGAAAAAGAATAGTGTCCCAAATAACGCAAAGACTAATGGAAATAAATCCCTACTCAAAATTAAATCTTTTGGGGAAACAGTTATTGCAATTACCCCAAGCATTAAAAATATTCCTGCTAACATCATTTTAATTCCTTTCATCACTCCTCCAATCTATTTTAAGCTGGTCTGCTTCTGCTTTTATGCGTATAAAAATTATTCATAATCATTAAAAAACAACCTCTGCTTTGATATTCCTTCTGTTTTTCTTGCATTTCTACTGAAATTATTTGCTTTCATATTATAAGGTGGTTTTTCACACATAACCCAGCCATTATCAGTTTTTTCTTTCCATTCTAAATCTTTATCCTTCGGGTGGTTCAATGTCCATTCAACTGTAGATTCACTTAATAATCTTTTCTTTTCTCTTTTTTTACATAAAAAATAACAATATCGAAATTGTTTGCCACGATAATGTTTCCAATTAAGTTTAATCATTTTCAAAGAAGAAGGTCTGCCACCGATTTTTCCTGTTGCTCTCGGGTGTATTTTCTCTCCTTCAGAGGAAAAATATGTATCTGTCCAAATAAAACCACCATATAAAAAATTAGATGCCTGATAAATATAGCCAGCTTTTCCAAGCATTCCATCAGCCCAAGTGAACAATACTTTCAGTGCTGGTCTGTTTTGTTTCAACCATTTTATAATTTGTGAAATAAACATACTTTCGGAATTTTTTGGAGAGTCATCATTCAAACACATTTTGCCTATTTCGAGATAATCTTTAGTTTTTAATGAAGGAAATAGTTTTTTTATTGTATGTAATGGTCTAACTCCCCAACCTAAACTAACAACAGCATTTAATTTACTATCCCCTAAATAGATTTTAGTTAATTTAGGTAAAACTTTTGAATAGTGATATTTATAAACCATTTGAACAAATTGTTCCTTTGATATTATTTCAATCATATAACTATCCGTTATCAGTCCTATAGTATTCCTGCATCACTCCTCCAATCTATTTAAAGAATTTTAAGCAATTTTTGCATCTCATCCAATGTGGTTCATCACTTTTGTAATAATGCTTTAAATCTTTTCCGAATAAATTACACTCATTATTGTCTAATAGAAACGGA